GGAGATGCCAATATAGGTAATCTAGGTTCCAAACCTAGAGCCTGAGGTAGGTCAGACAGATGCTCTAACCACATATAATGTGAGAAGACAGTCTTCTGGAATACCATAAGTACCTTCTTGTCGAAGGTATGAGTATCAGGGTTCAGTACCCTTTTACTTGGATCGTCCATGGAATTATTCCATGCCGTTCTAATGAGCCCCGTTAAGGAGCGCACAGCACTATGTTGTATAATAGATAGGATACGCTCAGTTTCAATAAAGGAACTTAGCATGTCACTACCTGGTATACTCATGTTTAGACCAATGGGTGGCTGAAGATTCCTCACGGAATCAAAGACATCACGTTGGCGTCTGGTCATAAGTTCACGAGATCTAGGACCAAGTAACTTGGCAAGATCAAGGAATGAGTCGTTTGACATCTTTCTCCACTTAAGTTGAGGAATTACACGGTCGATTGTAATAATCTTCCCAGTAAACTCAGCAAATAAGTTAGATGAAAGACTCTTGTCCTGTGAAAAAGGACAGCACATCTTATTCAGGATATTGATGTATTTAGAATACAACGAATCAGTGAATATGACAACATCATCACCAACAACTAAAAACTCATTATCCTCTGTTGAGAGGCTCTTGAGTAATAGTCCATGCGTTAAAGTAAACGCAAAGAAACTAGGATACAAACCAAGTGGCTGTCCGCGCTTCCATTGAATATCACCATACTTAGATTTCCACCTCATCTGGGAAATATCCCGGAATAGGTTGATATCAGGTATGTCACCAAAGATCGATCGAAGGACAATTTCCTGAAGTCTTAGAGGGAAGAAGTCAGTAGCATTACTAAGATCTATAGAATAGATCTTGCTACCTAACTTCAATCTCTCACGGATTAAAGGAATTGCCTTTGACTGATCGAAGGTGCAATCCCAAGGTAAGGATTCAACAATCCTTCCAAGAGACTGACCAAGTGGCTTAAGAGCCAGTTGGTGTATTCTATAAGGAGACGCTACAGCACGAAGCTTATAGCCTGGCTCCTGAATAAAGTGGACTTCACCAGCATAGCTTGTGGAGTCATACTTAAGTTCAGGTGGTGGTTTTGATGTTGCATGCCCAATGCCCTGTATAACAGGTCCATATAAGCTGCTGTACTTGATCGCATGATCAAGATTCTTGTCATTACCCATAAACCAATAGAGGTCTTGTAGGATCTTACGATCCTGCGAGCACACTCCAAGATTATGTGGTAAAGGTGCAAACTTCTCGGGAGAACCACGATAAAACAAGACACTATTGTCAGTTTTCTCGATTTTTCTCTGACCAATACACAACTTGGTTGTCCATGAAAGAGCAGTAAGTTCTTCCATTGACAAACCAATGGGTTTATCACATGATACAGCCTTGAGAAACTTGTCAAGCTGAGACTTAGTCTCAGTTGGACTTATTTCACTAGTGTATATACATAGAGCCTGAAGCACACGAGAAAACCTTTTCTCAGATGCTTTAGCCCAGCGGAATAATGCTCCGATGACACCAAAGTAAACACCACTTCTGTTCTTGCGAACATAAGGAGTGATACATTGTTGACCATCGTGCTGTCTAATCAAATCAACTTTTAGTGATTTGAAACGTTTGCATGCCCATTCGGGCCCATTGTTGGTTACCCACTTGGTCCATACATCAACAAGTTGAGGTATGAGATGAGGTGGAATTCCAATGACTAACAAACGATGACACAGTGCTTCCCGATTCGTACTCCTCTTGGAGTGCATAACTGTTCCTTTCTACCCGTTAGGGTGGTTTGGATTCGTTACCGATCAGGAAGGCGACGAGCCTTCGTTAGGTGTGCCCTGTTTGACAATGAAGACAGAGGAACCTATAGGATCAAACAAGTCTAAGGATTTGTATTGAAGGACAATAGGCGACTTGACCTGGGAAATCCCGTACTCAATGCGAATAGTGTTGGTTGTACGCGAATGCCATGCCGAGGTAGGTTGGAGATACGAACTAAGTTCATCAATCTTAACTTGCCGCACGAGTTCTGCGAAGTTTAATGTTTTTGGTTCAGAACCATTCAACAATATATTTCGTAGACGTTCGAAGCGTTTAAGCTTAGAATGAAGAATCATAGATAATATGATTCCATTACGTTGGTCAAGGGCAATAGCGCTCAAGCAATCACCTTCAGCATAAGTTGCGAGGGTCACAGGCAAGGAGCTAATGGCCTCATCAATACTCTTTAGTTTGATGCGATCAATAGTTTCTCTTTTCATATGTCAT